GGCGTTGAGCCAGTTCGTGGAGCTAAGGAACGCTGCCCTGGCAATCTTAAAGCCTTCCTCCGGCGACAGCGATTTCTTGCCCGCGCCACTCGTGGTGCCGAAGCTATCCGGTCCCGGCGGTTCATAACCAAAAGCGCCGTCCTGTACAGAAGGCGGAGTGTCGCGGCCGGTCATTTGTCTAAGATCTCCGCATTAACGATCCATTTATGTTCCGGGTAGATCGATTCACAATCTTTCTGCACAGCCTGCCTATATGCTTCAACGATACCGGGATCGGTGCCTTTGCGAGCTTCAAGAACAAGATGAATCTCGTCATTATGGGTTGTGCCGCGCTCACCCACGATAAAATCAGGCGTGTCTATGACGTGCCTCATATCGTGCTGCCCTTGCTCACTGTCACGGCGTTGCCAATATCGAGCCCGTTTTCAAGCGCCTTGGCCTTGGCGTCCCGCGGCGCGGCCTCGCGCGGGAGTCCCATACGCTCCAGCATTTCTCCGCCGGCATGAAGCACCTTCTTGAAGCCTCCGGCCCACATGAGCGACCCCATGTGTAGGAGGATGCCGAACCGCTGAAATTCCACCGGCTTCCATGTGACCGGAAGATCCACGACGACGGTTCCCGATTCCTTGTTGCATCCGACCTGCCACGGGTATCCAGGATACGCCTTCTGAAGCGTCTCACCCACGGCGATGCACAAATCCTGCTCCGCCATAGCGTGCTCGCCATCCGCGTCAACGCCAATAAGCAGTCCATTTTCCGGCATTTCAGCACTCCGTAAGCGGCACGAGTTGCCCGACCGTGCCATAAAAATAAAGGGCGTTCTGCGGTACACCGCCTTGCGGCTGGTAAAGCACACCCGGAGCGAGCGTGAAACAGCCGGTCGCGCCCGGCGCGCACGAGGCGTTCGTAAAACTGTAGGTCAAACCGCCGATTGGAGCCTGGAATTGAAGGTGGCTGCGGCTGGTATTGGCCGCGAGCGCGAGCTGCGCCGACCCCGTGAGCGTAATTGTCTGGTCCTTCAGCGGGCCGACGATGCCGTTTACGACCGGGGATGACATTTCAGCCCTGCGTTACGATAAAGGTCCCGGTGCCGGTGCCGAGATAGACCGGGCTATCCGGTACGACGGGAGAGAACACAAGGGGAGGCGCGTAACCGGCCAAAGCAAAGACGCCAGCCGCGCCGTTGGCTGGCGACGGATTTGTCAGAGAAAAATAGGCTGTCCCGGTGCCTTGGTACTGGATGGCGAGGAACGACCGGCTCGTGTTCTGGCCACAAGCCGTGGTGTACGCCGTGCCGCTCAATGCCGTGGACGAGTCGTAGACATGGGCCGGATTTGAAAGCGAAGCCATGGCACGCTCCTACCTAATTTTGAACTTGCCTTTCGGCGTGTTGACTTCCTCGGTCTTCATCTTCTCGTGCTTGTTGCCGCTCTTGCCGAGGACCTTGTTCGCCTTGGCGTCAATCTTGGCTTCCTGCGATTTCGACATGCGCCCGGCGTTCACCGCCTGAGAAGCCCTGGCTTTCGCGTTTGCCGCGTGACTCTTGTCTGGCACTGGGTAGCTCTTATCCGGGCCGGCGAACTGGCTACCCTTCAGTTTGTTGCGCGCCTCGGTGGTCAACTTGCTCATTTCGCAGATCCGCCTTTCGTGAAGCCATCCCGCATCATCTGGCCGACGCCATCTTTAGCACTATCGCCCTTCTTTTTCTTCACCTTTTCCGGGAGTTTATTGAGCTTCTTGCCCTCCGAGGCGGCCGTGAATTCCTTGCCCACCTTCTGAGGAACGCCGCCAAATCCGCCAGGAGTGTGCGCGGCGGCTTGCATGAGTCGATTTTGTGCCTTGCTCCGAACGGGCATTTCATCCTCCTACTGTTCGAGCGGCCGGTGCGGAAACCGCGTGACCGGCGGATGCTTCGTATCCAGCCAGCGGTGGAAATAATAGACCAATCGCCAGTAGATGGCGGCAGCTCCCGCAATCGCCAGCGAAGTCGCTAAAATCGGATGATTAGCAATTATTTCAGGCATTTAACTCATTCCTTCAAAGTCACAAGGTATTTCCTACCCTGGTCTTCCATGACCATAGCCGAGGCGACAGCCTCCGCAATAGCGAAAGCTTTTGGCATATCGGTTTTGAGCATCGGAATATGCCTAACTAGCGCCGCCGCCCCCTCCTGTAGCGCCGGGCCGCTCCATTTACACACTTTCATCGGGAAACGCCCTCCCTGGGTTCTCGTGGTGATGACAAACTTGAAAATGGGCCACCGCGCCGCAGTCGCAGCGCACCGCACGGCCCCAGTTTTCCCAATGCCCGGGGATCTCCTGCCAAGGGAAGGTTTTCACCATATGACCATCAAGCGCGCACCGCTCAAAGATGCCACGGACGGCCGGGACGGCTGGAGGCGAGGCCAGCCGTCCCGGTTGGAGCGCCGAGGGTCCACCGCTGATCCCAGGGGCTCTCGCCGGCGTGACGGCGCCAGCGTCTTGCGAGGATACCCACAAGTCATAGGGCGCACAATCTCTCGGCTTGCTCGATTTCCAAAACCATCGGTTGGTGAAAAGCATCATCTGTCCCAATACTGCTTCGGTTCTGTGTCACCTATCCGCCACAAGGCTGCACCATGACTTGAATTCATCTAGCGGCAAATCGGTTTTCATCACATTTATGATCCTGCATACAAGCTGAACATTTCCGGGCTCATACACTCCACGAGGATCAATCCTATCAATGGACGCGTTGGTATTTATCACCCCGCCGCCGGCCTCACATGTCATTTTTTCGCCTGAGATTGCGCATTTGCCTTCTTGCCGTTCAAGAAGATTGAGTAAAAATTCTACCGTAAGACTCTCCCTGCGAGGCGCTTTAAGTCGCAGTAAGCGCCTGAAATAACGAGGAAATGAGGACGCTGCCACATTCGCAGCCTTTGTCTTGCAAGCCGTAGAACAGTAAAATTCCGCCGGCTTCGCCATAAAAAGGCTTCCGCATGCGGAGCAGAACTTTTCCACGATCATTTTTCCGCCAGATGATGATGCGGTGTTAGCGCATGCCTTTGAACAATAGGTGTGATACCGCTGGCTTTGCTTTATCATCGGCGCATTACAATGAGCGCAGAATTTATCCTGTAACGGTTTTCTTGGACGCCCCATCTTCATCTATCCCAATATTGCCTTGGTTCCGTCTCGCGTTTAGCCGTGATCGACGGTTCTATTGGTTCCATATCATATATTCTAGATGTTGCGTCAACTAAATCACGATACCTACCAAAAGGAAACGAGCAATATTCCTCGATAAAATGCACCGTCAAATCGTAAACGTGCCGCTCCTGATCGGCGCATTTGATCGCCTTGGCGATGATCTCCGGCGTCCCGGCCTCGAAAGCCCGCCGCTGGGCAACCGTGAGAGGCCGCAAAATATCAACAGGCGTGTAGATGACTTCCTGAAAGTTCTTCGCCTCCGGGTTTGTCTCCACCCGCCACGTATGGGGTCTGGCGTTGTAGAGACACACGGATGGGAGATAGAACCGCGAGTTGCGGAAATCCGGCTCCAGGCGCTCAACGCGCTCGCGCTTGCTCTGGCCGCCCTCGCGCACCCAATTCAGTTCCTCAATGTCAAAAACCGCGTTATCCACGCCATTTTTATGCTCCAGCAACATTTGTTCCTGAAAATATTCATCGTCCGACTGCGCGCCGTACCTCTCATAGCCGACCGCCACATGCTGCACTCCCGGCACAGCCGACCATTTGCGGTAGAAACCGCGAAGATAGAGCCACCGTTGGGAAAGCGTCATCCGGTGGCATATCCCATCCAGTAGGTACTTCGCGCCATTCGTGGCGATGCCAATTACCGCCATGGCCGTATTGTCGCTCTCGGCTCCGCGCCCCTTCGATGGGTCGGCCATGATGTAAACGTTGAGCGTGCGCGGGCGCAGCTCGTATGGCCGTAGCCATTCGGGCCTAAAGGTCGCATCTTCATCCGCCATCGGGTTTTGAAGCTGCTGCGCCGCGATGGTTTGGCGGCTGGTCGTTTGCAGTTTGCGCGCCCATTCGCCGGGCGTGAGCAGCACCGGGTTGCCATCGAACCGGCCATTATGCGTGGCCGGGTAGATCCGCGGCTTTACGGCCTTACGCCGGAGCATTTCGGAGTAGGAATCGTTGAGACTGTAGCGGGTGCCAATATACCGCTCCCGGCCGCCGCGCGTCTCCGATACCCCGAGGTTCAGCGACAACTCCCAGGCATCCGTGGTCTTCTTCACCTGTTCGGCCGTGGTCACGCTCTCCCGCGTCACCACGTCATCATACACCCGGAGGATGAAATGGCGCCCGGTTGGCTGGCCATCCACGAGACCCCAGGCTTCAACCGTTGCCTCTTTCGGGTTGCCCTTGCGCTTGACGATGATCCCGCCATCCTCGCCCCATTTCGGCGCCTCGCGCCGCGGCTCCGCCCACAGAATGTCGGAGAACAGGAAGATGAGGAACTTGTTGTCCTCGAACTCGCGCATGATCTGCCCGAGGAAGGTTTTGGCCGTGGGGCGGTTGTGCGAGAAGATCCCGCAGGTTATCTCCGGGTCCTTGAGAATGTCCTGAATCGTCAGCCCAAACGTCAGCACCGACGATTTGCCATGTTCACGGGCCCATAGGTCAAGGTGGCCGTCAGGGCTGGCTTCGACCTCACGAATCCGGCTGAAGTGGAAATCCGTATTGAGGTCCGGCCGGCGCAAGAGCCGGATCAGGAGATAGAACAGATCGTTCTTGGCGAGCCAGCGTTCCGCCTCCCGCCATTCCGCATCGCCATTGCGCTGGGCCTTGGCAGCTTCCTCCACGTCGGCATAAAACTGAAAAGAGGCCAGCCTGCTATCCGGCAGGCGGCCTCTCAGCTTCTCGATGGGCGATTTCGGCGGCATTAATCCGGCACACTCTCTCCGCGCGCGATGGCATCAATCTTCTCCACCGCAGCGTTGTGGCGGCGAATCTGATCCCCTGAATATCCCTCCGCAGCCTTGGAATATATGTCGATGCACCTTTCAGGGAGGCCCTGGATCAGATCCATTCTGGCCGCTGTCAGCGCATCGGCTTCGTCCGGCTCCGGCATCGTAAAGCCACCGACCGTCATGGAAGGATAATCCAATCCACGGCGAGAATGTCACAAAGCCTAATGCTGCTTACGCGCCAGCGGCAAACCTTCTCCACAACGATGCCTTCGACCAATACCCACGCTTCAGTGATCTTCCATTGTGGCCGCATGATAGCGTGCCCGGCCTTCATCGCCGCCAGCGCGCCGGAGAAATCGCAGGCATCCTCCGGCTTATAGGCCGCATCGAACACGTCCTTGGGCGACCACGAGACATAACCATCCGCGTAGCGCACGGCATATCCAGGGACTTCGTGAACAGGATCTCCGTCAACAACGACCTGTGCGCTGGGCACGGCATCAACACGCTTCGTGCCCCAATATCCGCGCCATTCATCCGGCATAGCGGTGATTCCTCGTGTTCTTGACCGCGATGACGGCGCGGCCGACGCTTGGCGCGCTCAATATCTCATGAAACTCGTTCACGTCCACATCCGAGTAGATTGAGACCTTGCCGCTATGCCACTCGACATGAAGCTCGTTTGCCGCCGGATCGTGGCCGATCGACTTGCAATAGCTGCTGCTCACGGATTGCCGTTCAACCATGTTCTACGGTCCTTTCATACTCGGTGATTCGCCGCCAGCCTTTTGTGGCATGAAGGCGGAAGCCGTCGATCTCACGGATGAAATGGGACACCGGCCCGCGCACCAATTTGCGTCTGAACTTAATCCCCTTCCGGTAAACCGGCGTGAACTTGCCGCCGCCGACCCTGGAGAGCTGCTCCTCCCGCCGGGCTTCTAGCATCGCCGCGCGACGAGGCGAATTGCGCTGCATCACATATCTCCCGCGCTGACGAGAACCGGATTATCCACAAGGGGATTGATGCGGGGCTGCCCTGGCATGTCTGCAACGGGCTCAATCTGGTAGCCGGCTTCGTGCAGATGCTCCAAAAATGTCCCAACTTTGTCATTGTACGAGGATTGCGATTTTCGGAGGCCGGCCTCCAAAACGCGAATTAGCTTCAATGCCTGGATCGTGTTCATTTTCTCGCCTTCGGTAAAAGGCCGGAGGCTCCTGCTACGGACACCTCCGGCATCAAGTGAATAAGGGACCGGCGCTCGTCACTGGCGCCAAAACTATCTCACCAGTGCGACACTTTTTTGTCAACTGAAAAAGAAGAAGGCCACCGGGATAGGCGCCCGATGGCCTTCTCTTGCCACCCTCACGCAACCAAATGCGTTCTTGGGTTACGGCATCTTGCCAGCTTTAGCTCAGGCAGCCTCTCCATTAAGCCTCGCGCCTTCGTCGCACGCCGCTGGCATGGCATCTGGTTGCGGGGGCACGATTTGAACGTGCGACCTCTAGGTTATGGGCCTAGCGAGATACCGGACTTCTCCACCCCACGAAAACGTAGGGAGCGCAGAAAGGCCCGACTCCTTCCACGCTCCCTAGACGGTTTCCCGAGAATCCGGTGCGGGCGACCGTCTTTGTTCGGGGCGCGGGTATCCAGGCCAGAATCCGCGCCCCTCGATTGCTACGCCCTGCTGGGCGACGCTACCGAATTCCGCTCTCCACACCGGGAGTTTCGCCCGGTCGCCTTGAACCACGCTTTCCCCGTGGATGGAGAGGCGATGGAATTGCGCTAGACCTCCATCTTCAGCGCGCACCATCTATTAACCTGAAAAATGCAATATAAAATCGCGGCTTACA